GCTAACCCCAGAACCGTAGTGCTGCCTTGAAGGAGCACCATTGTTCTGGAATTGGACCGCTTGGTTAGTTACATTTCCAGTCGCTGCTGCAACGGGATTTGAGACGTTATTTGTTTCATCCTCTGCCTTGACAGGAGCTATTGAGAGAAGACTGACAAGGAGACAGTAGTAGAGTCCGTTTCGATAACTCGATCTATTTCTGTTAGCTCGATTACCTGACTGGCTGCTCGTGTCACGACCTCTAGTGAGAAGTCGGAACCAGCTGTTGTCATGTTGAAGATTGAATCTGAATCTACTATTCCTCCAGAGGTTGCTGAGGTATGGGTTATGTTGTCCCCAGACCATTTGTTTAACGCTGCTCCATAGGTGGTTGTGGTTATCTCTTCAGTTATTTCTTGAGTTGTAGTTGTAGTACTATTCATTGACCCTTGGGTGAAGTTGGGTTGTACTAATTCAGCTTTTACTACCGTGGGTGATACCAGTAGGAAAAGTAAAAGCCATTTGTTCATGTTTCTTTCTTTTTAGCCATTGGACAGTCTACGGTTTGTGGTTTGCCATTGTTTTTATTACCAGTGGTCAAGCCAAATGTTGCTAAGGCTCCCGTAAAAACCGAAGCAACGAACGTGATATCTGAGTTACCTGATTTCTTCACCATTGGTAACTCCACGTAATTCATAGTGATGATGAATCCAGACCAGACGACTACTCCGAGCCTCACGAATGTTCCAAGCACCTCTATTTGATGTTCTTTATCCTCTACAGCATCTTTCAGCTTTCCAAGGACTCCTTTTTTTTCAGGCGGTTTTTCTTCCATTTATCAACTTTTTTCTGTAAGAACTTTTGGATTTGTTTCTTTAGTTTGTCAAACAAAGGAGTAGCAAGGGTGGTAGTAGCTACAGCTGCAACAGCTGCATAGGTAGCCGTGGCGACTATTTCAGCTGAAGGTAAGGGTAAGTCAATCTTAACAACAGGAACTCTAAGAGTTGGTTGTTCAGTTTGTGTTTCTGTTTCTTCTTTCTCTGCTTCTTCTAACTTTACTCCAGCTGGTGCTTCCAAGTTACTAGGAGGGATGACAACTGGTGGGAAGACTGGCATCTCTGCTGACGGTTGCTTTAGAGGGATGCTAGGCATGTCTAAAGCACTTGGAAGTTTACCTCGACCTAAGTTGATGGATGGGATTTCCATTTAGGCGTGGGCGTAGTAGATGTATTTATCTCCACTACCATTTACATTGGCAGCATCGGCAGACAGGGTAAAGCCATTTGATGTAGGTGCATTGTTACTAACAGTGTTACCAACCGCAGCTTGATTAAGATATAGTTCGACATCATTAGTACCATCCCATCCTCTTGTTGTATCAAGCGTTGTCCAATATTGAGTAGTATTAGTACGTCGTATTATAACAAATCTGGGAGCGAAGCCAGTCGTTATTGTTTGTCCAGTATTTCCATTTCCTGTGTAATAGCCAACCTTGCTGATGCCGTCAACACTGGCGAAGAGCATGGCTATGTAATTGAAACTACTTTGATTAACCATCCTGTCAGTACCCAATGTGAAATGAGTTGACGTAGGAGCAGTGTCTTGCCAAGCACCTACATTATCATCTTCCGCATTAGTACCTTGTAGTCTTATACGATATTGTTCAGGATTGGTACCACCATTTAAACCCTTGTGATATACAGCCCAACCATTTGCATCAGCATAGGTTCTATTCTTCACCCATATCATTTCTGGGACAGCGTTCAATGAGTGCGGAACGCTTATTGAACCTACTCCTGATGCACTATAAGTAGATGCGACTCCTTCATAAGTCACCACATCAAAACCAGCGTGGCGTTTCCACATCCATCCTTGTACATCTGAATCACCTGTTGATCGAGTCCAACCTACGTTTGAATCCCAATCAAGACCAGTCATCGAGGCTGCTGCCACAGTTGTATTGGTTATGAGGTATTTGTCTCCTATTAATCTGCTGCCTAAGTACCAATCACCAGTACCTACAACATCTCTCCAGAATCCAAAGTCAACAGGGAAGTTACTATCAAAGTTAGGAATAACAGAACTACTTG